CCAATGACACCCTTGCTTCCAAAATAAAAGATCATTGTAAAGAAAACAAAGTTTCTTTTAATTCATTCTTTAACACTTTATTAACTCAATTTTTCAATTAATTATGGAATTTAATCCAGCACTACCTCTTCCTATAAAATGGAACATTGGCGATGATCGTTTTAATGAAGGCCAACAAGTCTTGAGTCTCACAATTCCTGTTGACTCAGTTCCTTATCTGACGGAACATTTAATGAACCTTATTGATAAAAAAGCAAAAGATGGAGAAGTCTACGATTTCAACAAAAAAGAAAAAGTTAAAACTAAATGTATACAAATCTTCGCTAAAGCGATGGATGGACCATACGGAGTATTTGGCAACATTAATCCACAGAAGATTAACACAGGAGTAAATGAAGAGTTACCTTTCTAAGCCCAAAGATGAATATTTAGTTAAAGATCCTAACCTAAATATTCACTTTAAAATAATAAATGGTGTACGCTACTGGCTTACACCTCCTCCTTCAGACTATAAAAAATGACACCAGTTAGAAAATCTATAGCTAAGTTACGCAAACTTAAAGAAATAAGACGTAAAAACTTAGAAAAAAACTTTTTAGAAATACAAATGAAAGGACAGGATCATTACGTTTTTATAAAAGACAATGGCAAAGCACAGGTAATTTATGATCAAGGCCGTTGGGTTACAGAACATATAAGAACTGCTGTTCTTAAATTTAATTATGAAATTGATAAAATTGATAATCTATTAATTAGAGATTTTACAGATGAAGAGATTAGCGAGTACGAAAAAACTTTGCAATAGGATTTGTCGGTTTTCTTTTTTCTTCTCTCATTTGTTGAACAACACGATTAGCTTCTAATTCTATGAGTCTGTTCAATAGAGAAGCCATAAAGATATCTTGATCAAACTTCTTTCTGACCATATGTGTGCAATATCTTTTTATGTTGTCTAAGTCATCAGATTTCATAATTTCTCTACATTGCATTTCGACTTCTAGTTCCAACTCTGGAGGTGCTGGTTCTATATCTATGTTGAGAAATTTAGTAATTTTCATTTTAGGGAAAAAGTTGTTTTTCTAAAATTTCAACAGCTTTATCATCTAAAGTATTTGTAGTTTGTTTTGCGATTGATTTCAGTAAATCCACCACTAACCTTTTAACAGCAGTTGTTGTTAAAAAGGTCATTAAGATTGGTTTTAAAATCTTATACATGAAAAAAATATGTGTTACTTTCCAAACATAGCTAAAATGCTAGTATTGGACAAGAATCTTTACTTTTATGGCTGAAGAGAAAGAGGAAAAGGAAGGCATCGAATGGGGTGAACTCTTTGGTCACGCTATAAGATTTTTAATTTTGACTTGGAGTTTATCAATGATGACTCTTGGATATATGGGCAAGGTAAGGATAGATGGAGCTTTCACTGCTGGCTTGGTTTCGGGAGTTCTCGGTAGCTATGGGATCTCAGTTGGAAACAAGAAAAGTGGCACAGGTAACGGAAATCCACCTAAAATAGTAGATAATAGTAAAAACAAAGTAGGAATCAAATGAAAAAACTGTTTGCTTTACTTCTATTCTTACCGTCTGCTGCATTTGCTGATATAAAACAGGAATTTGTAACCTCTGCACAAATTACTGTAGATATGCCATTTGTAACTACACAAAAAGTTGGTACGACATATTCTTTAAGCGGAAACAATATTACACCATCTGTAACTGTAGGAGATACCACAACAGCAGGAAAAATAGGAGGGATCAATGTTGGCAACCTCAGTAACGGAGTGCCAGCTATGATACAAACTGATACTACGGTAACGACATCGGGTTCGGCCTTCAGCAAAACAGAATCCGTAATTATGGGAGATGCTACACCATCTGCTGTAACTCCTAGTTCGGGAATTGCAGCGTTACCAGTATTAGGTGGAACGACAACTGTAGCTTCGGGTGGTACAGCAGGAAACCTTGCACTTACTTCGCTAAGTTCTGGTATTCATACTTGTACCGCAGGGGGGTCTGGTACAAGTTGCATAGGATCTACTAAAGTCACTATTACGATTGACTAGACTTTGGCTGCTAGTTTTATTAGTATTACCAGTAAGAGCCTTTGCTGTTCCTGTAGTTCCGCAGTTTCGTACAGGAAGCTCTACAACATCTAGCACTTCAGAATCAATAATTAATGAAACGATTACGAGCCATCAATATCGGACAGGATACTCCTACTCAGCGTCAGGACATAATATCAAATCTGAAACAGGATATATCAACCCTACTCCTACGACTACGAATGAACAAACAGTCGGGGGAGTAAATTTTAATTGGACTTCACCAAACTTAGAAGCTATACCTCGTTGGTCAATAAATACAGATGGAGCAGCATTTTCGCTTCAAGAAACACTAATCACACCAGGGTTAGATACAAGCACAACCATAACTCGTCAAATAACAACAAGCACTACAACAGAAACTACAACTACCTTTGGGCAGTAGCTTTACTTCTCTGTCCTGTCAAAACCCTTGCAAACACTACAGTCGCATCGCCTTCGAGTAATGCCCAAGGTGTAGTGAACAATAATGCAACCATGATAACTCCGTCAACGATGCCTTCTTTTCGTATGAGTCAGGGCATAGTTTGTGCTTCACCTAGCCTTACAATTACACCCTACTTAACAGATAGTTGGTCTTTTGCACTCCCTAGAGAAACTGTTACTAGAACACCAATCTATGATGAAGATACTGGAGAGATAAAATATTATTCAGAAATACCAAGATTTGAAAAAGATAATTTTAATTTAAACTATGGAATATCTGCTCAGTTTAATATTCCGTTAGGTAAATCTCCAGCCCTTTGCCATGAAGCCACCCAGGTGAATATTGAAGCCCAGAGGCTACTGATAAAGAAAACTAAAATGGAAATTAGTCTCTATCGTTTAGAAATGTGTGCAAAGATGGCAAAGGATGGAGTTACTTTCAAACCTAATACTCCTAGTGCTATTACCTGTGAAGATATTGTTGTTAATATTCCACCAAATCAAGTTATCCCGCATACTCATAAAATAGCCCAGTAGATAAGTCACGGGTATTAAACTCATCTACGGATTATTATTTTACATTATTTTTCCGTTTCGTCAATTTGGAAACGGCTTGCTTTACTAAGGGCCGTACAAGTCCCAAAATAACGGGAGCACTCGCCCCAACCAGAGCCAAGCTAAATACCCCAACAAACTGAGGGGCAGAAGGTATGTACTGATCTTTCCACTCAACTGCTTCATAGATAGTTATACATTCACTCCCATCTTGCCCTCTTTCATGTCCTATGACACGTTCCAGTTTCTTTTCGTTACGAAAGTCTCCTACTCTTTGGTCATTTTTACCAGGGCAGGGAGGAAAATCTGGTGGGTCATCTTTAGGTAAGTTAGGAATCTTTGGCTGCTTTGTTTCTGGTAAGGGCGGTGGGTCATTATTGATAGGTGCTTCTTCTGTAATGACCAGATTCTCAGGTGTATAGTCAAGAGGTACAAAACCAGGGAACGGAAAATCACACGTTGTAAATACACCATTTGGATCTTCCAGCAATAAATTACGATTACCAGTATTTTTTATATCACGATGTTGATAAGTACAGCCAGGTACATCAATATCTGGTGGCTTTGTAATAGTTAGATAATGAGGAGCATATATTTCTGGAACGTCTGGAATGTATATCTCACGAATTTGAATATCAGGTATTTCAATCGTAGGCATTTCTAGGAAGGTAAACTTCTACATGAGAGTAACATTTAGGACAGGAAAGATTAGTTACCATACTAAATTCAGCAGATGAACAAGGATAATCTTCTTCATCCATACTATGATCTCCACCCCAAATCAATTCTGTTTTACAGTGCCAACAGTTCATTTAATAATCGGCATTGATTGACCTGTAACTTTAGGCAAATTTTGATCTAATACTTTTGGCATCATTCCAGATACGTTATCAAGAATCTCATTCATAACTCTTGATTTAAACTGTTCTGATGTTACATATTTGTATGCAAAATACGTTCCACCACTCATAGAGGCTACCATTACAAATGAGATAATACTCAAAATGTTCGCGATTTTTTGAAACATGGTCAAAGAAGTTCTTAATAAAATGGTAGCACCACTTACTCTGATGGTGTTGCTGCTTCTTGTGGGGTTGATGCCTCTGTATCTGATGGCTGGCTTGCTTCGGATGTCTCTTGAATCTCAAGAATCTGCTGTTCAAGAATCTTCATCGCTCCGTTAACTTCATGCAAGGCAATAGTAAGATTTTGCCTTTCGACAGCTAGTTGCTGTAATCTTTCCTGGAGATTCATAATTTAAGCGTAGAGACTTTTACCTTTAGTTATAGCAGCATCTATGTCTGTAAAATCTTCAGATGTCCAAATTGAAGTTGTCTCATCTTGTTTCTTGTAATCTTTGATTATTTCAAGATGATCTGTATTTCTTTTAATGTAAGTTTTCCATTCAGCTTCAGTTTCTAAAGATCCAGTTCTTGTTTTATAGGCTGAATAACTTGCATCTGCATTGATGATAGTAACGCTGTCACCAGCATTAGTAAAAATCGTTGCGATTTCATCTGCGGTGTAATCTTCCATAATAAAAAATTAGGTTAATTTAAGTTTACCCTACTTCAAGGGCTTTGACTTTTGCGGATAACTCTTTTATAGCTTGAACAAGAACAGGAATCAAATGCCCTTGTCTTGCTTCTAACTTTTCTGGGTTTTCATCCATAACAAGATCTAGATATTCTGCACCAACCTGTGCTTTAGCAAAATCTTGTGCGATAAAGCCAGCACGAACTTTTCCATTATTTTTACTTTCTTCTCTCATTGCCCATTTAAATTTTACAGGTCTTAGTTTGTTTATAAAATCTAAGCCTACAGGTAAATCAACAATATCTGTTTTGTCTCGTTCATCAGATAGTGCAGTTATTGAAGTTACCTGACAACGTAAAGCTGCTGTGCTTGAATTACCTAAAGTAACATTATTGCTTGAAGTATTACTTGGAGAGGCTGCTTGATAACCAATGGTTACGTTATTGGAGCCAGTTGTTGCATTACCATCTGCATAGTAACCAATTTTTATATTTTGTTCTCCTGTCGTTTGAAAATACCCTGCTTCATAACCTAATATTACGTTTCTATCGGACAAACTCTCATAAGCAGCAGCGTAACCTAAAAAAGTATTAAATGATTGACCATTTAACTTAAAACCAGCTACATAACCTATAGCAGTGTTTCTGCTGCCATTTGTATTTGTATATAATGATTGTGAACCTAGACTGGTATTATAAATCCCAGTCGTACCAAAATATTGTGATCTATAACCAACTGCTGTGTTGTCATCCGCAGTAGTATTATCATCTAATGCCTGAAATCCAATAGCAGTATTTCTATCTCCACCAGTATTACCTTGTAAGGCATTAAAACCAACTCCTACATTATGCTCTCCGTTTGTATTTGATTCTAAACAGTTGCGACCCACGCCAACGTTAGCACCACCAGTTAAATTTGAATCGAGACAATTAGCTCCCACAGCAACGTTTTGACTACCACTGGTATTTACATTTAAAGCTAAATAACCAACAGCAGTATTATTATCTGCATTATTATCATCTAAAGCTCCCGATCCAACGCCAGTATTTCCACTTCCTGTTGTATTAGATTCTAGACAAGTACGCCCAACAGCAGTGTTATTATTACCTGTTGTGTTAGCTCCTAAAGACGCATAACCCATTGCAGTATTGTAGGAAGCAGTGGTATTAGCATCTAAAGCAACTGATCCTACGGCTGTGTTCTGCGCGCCAGTTGTGTTTGCTTGTAATGTGTTATAACCAGAAGCAGTGTTATGATCTGCTGTTGTGTTTGCTGTTAAAGCCTGATATCCAGCAGCAGTATTAAAATCACCAGTTGTATTAAATCTTAAAGACCATGCTCCCAATGCAGCATTCTTAGTTCCACTTGTGTTTGTAACCATTGAATTATGACCAACAGCAGTGTTCTCTGATGCTGTATTATTTGACAAAGCTTGACGACCTATAGCCACATTGCTTGTTCCTGTTGTCACAGTAGCAAGAGCATTTGAACCCATTACAGTGTTATCATTTCCAGTTGTTATCGCTCCACCAGCATTATTTCCTACTGCACAAGTATTATTTGCTGAAGTCAAAGCATCTGCGGATTGATTACCTACTGCGACATTTTGAGCACCTATTGTACAAGCACCTAAAGCATTTCTTCCTACAGCATTATTGTTATAACCAGTAGTATTAGCATCTAGGGCTAAAGCTCCAATGGCAGTGTTATCTGTGCCAGTTGTGTTTGATTCTAAAGCTGATTTACCTACCGCAGTGTTTATTGTGCCTGTAGTGTTAGCAGTTAAAGCACTTCTGCCAACTGCGGTGTTACTGTCTGCCGTAGTATTTGCCAATAAAGCTGCATTTCCAATAGCAGTGTTGTTAGACCCTGTACTATTACTACTTAACGCACTATTTCCTAAAGCTGCGTTAGCTGCACCTGTTGTATTTGCACCCATAGCAGCAAATCCAACGGCAGTATTAAACCCTGCTGTCGTATTTGCATCTAAAGCTAGAGAACCGACAGCTACGTTCCTATTTCCTGTTGTGCTATTTAGTAAAGCGTTCATACCTACAGCAGTATTATCCTGACCTGTAGTGTTTGCCTCTAGAGCCTGTACTCCAATAGCTACATTGTTAATTCCAGTACTGTTTGTTTCAAGACTTTGTGAACCCAAAGCTGTGTTGTCTGACCCTGTAGTAGCTGCTGTTAAAGAATTAAAACCAATTCCAGTATTATTATTTCCTGTTGTATTTGCATCTAAAGCCGAAGCTCCTAAAGCTACATTTTTTGTTCCAGTTGTGTTAGTTCCTAATGCGTTTAAACCCACACCAGTATTACTATCAGCAGTTGTATTTGCAGCTAAAGCACCCTGACCGACAGCAGTGTTATTACTTCCAGTAGAATTGTCACCTAATGCACTGTTTCCTACGCCAATATTGCTTGAGCCAGTTGTAGTTGCATCTAAAGTTTCCTTACCAACTGCAACATTACTTGTTCCACTTGTTAATGCTCCTAATGCTTCATTTCCTACGGCTGTATTATTTCCTCCACTGACAGAAGCATTTAGAGCATTTTCTCCTAAAGCTGTGTTACCAGAAACAGCATTTGCACCTTTACCTATAGTTACAGAATTTATTGTTGCATCAGCAGTGGAAGTTACACCTCCAGATAGTGTTCTTAAACTTACCCAACCATCATTGGATGTATTACGCATTTTTAATAAATTATTTCCTGTATCTGCCCAAAATGTATATGCTTTTCTATATGCTGGCTCGGCAGCACCACTATTCATTGTCAATATCGCATCTAATATATTATTTAAATCTCCACGGACATTGGCTCCTGTAGAATTTTCTACATCATAATCTGCATTACTAGGGCTAGTATTAGGTACTTGAGACATCGCTTAGTCCATTTTTTATTTAAGTATATCTTAATTCAATACTAACTACCACGCCCGAATCCAATGGCAGTATATTTGAAATTTCTATTAACATTACTGCCACCATTTTTAATATCTATATCAAACCCCGTTCCAGAAATATTTGATAAGAAAAATTCATCTCCAGCCGTCATATTTTCAATAGTAATTCCTACAGTTGGCAAAGCAGAGCCAGCAGAAACACTTGTTCCACTAGATCCAGTGAAGAAAGATTGTGCAAAAGTAACAGACTTAGTTGAAGTTGTAGAAGCTATAGCAGTATTTACAGTTTCAACTCTTCTATCAAGTTCTGCTGTATAACCTAATTGATCTATCTCAATACTTTGTGCTGGATCGTCTGAATCCATTTCACATCTAAATTTAAATCCTCTGGCAATAAATGTTCCGTTTGCAAAAGTATTAAATTTAGAAAATTCTGAACCAATAGTAACGTTTCCATTTGTTTCCTGACTAGCTCTTGCTGTGACTGTAAAAGTATTTGTACCTTTAGTTTTTATTTCATAATTACCATTAACTCCACTACCAGAAGTAAAAGTAAGAACCACAAAACTTCCTATTGCAAATCCATGACTATTCTTTGTGATTGTTATAGTTACGCCAGCTTGTGTATAAGTTCCAGATGACGTTGCATTTGGATCAGAGTCAGTTGTTGCCACTAATAATTTCGCACTTACGTCAAAAGCAGTAGCACCATCAAAATCTGTCCATGTATCAATATTTGCTGATCTTTTATCAACTAAATCATTAGGATAAAAACCTTGTGTAACAAAATGACGTTTTAAACGTAGAGGTTGTTTACTGCCTAAATCTAAAGCGTTTGCAAAGTCATACGAACCACCAGTAATATCAACTGCACCAAGGAAATCAAAATCAGCAATAGCATCAAAATCTGTTACACCATCTAGTTCATCAAGAGAACCAAGAACCAGACCATTGACATCATCAGAGAAAAAACAGTCTACTTTTTCGCCAGCAAAAGGAGGAGAATCTGTATCTTCTCTATCAACAAAAACAGCTAATTTTGGCTGTGGATCAGGAGCAACAACTACCACAGAAGTTTCTCCAGCACTTAGTCTGCCACCATCATCTCTAAATTTAAGGATATATTCTCCATCAACTGCTGGTACTAATGTTTCAGACACGTTTCCTGGCAAAGCAGGAATAACTGGAACTGAATTGGTAAAAGTTGCTGATCCATCTGTTAAATTACTATGCCTGACAACTACGTTTCCACCATGAGTAACATCAATATCTGTAGCTTTATCAAAACGTAATCTTATAAATTGATCTGATACTGGTTCAACTAATAAATTTGCAACATCCTGTGGAACTGCTGTCTTACCCACAGCTTCAAAAGTAATATTGGTTGATGTTGCAGACAAAACATTTTGAACATTATATGAAAACACCTGGATCGTATAAGTTCCTTTTCTACTGTTTACTATTTCAAAATCAGGTCTTGATACCTTTTCACTAATAAAGTTATCATTACCAAATCTGTAATTAACCTGATATTCAGTAACACCAACTATTGGTTGCCAGCTAATAATAATCTTTGATACAGCTTGATTATTGATAGGAAATATTCTTTCAACAGCAGTCAAACCTGTAGGTGGCTCTGCTGGTTCGTTTAGTTTGGATACAACTCTAGCTGGTAATGCTTCGCCATCTTCAATAAAAGCGTACTTACCTTCTACATAAGATAAGGCTGTAATTGCATAATTTATTCCATCTTGCTCTTCTACTGTTATCACTCTAAATAATTGAGATTGAGTAGTAACGTTAGATATAAGAAAAGGTGTATTTGCATTCGGAACAGAACTAAAAGTAGATTGAGTAGTTTGCGTTCCATCGGTATTGTTTTTTACAACGCTGTCAACAGTAATATTTGCTCCTGATACCGCAGAAATATCTCCTACTTCCATCGTTCCATCAGGCATAATAATAGATATTTTTGCATCTCCAACAGGATTACCACTTGCATCTACAGCAAGATCAGTTGCAGCAGTATCATCGACAGTAACAACAGTTGTGGAAGTAACGCTTTTCAATCTTCCCCCTCTTCTCACTCCTGCTCTTACTGGATCTTGTATTTCAATAATTGCACCAGGTCTTACTACCGCACCAGAATCAATAGAAGTCGCAAATGCAACAACTTCCGATTCATTTTCCTCAGCAAATAGTATTGCTTTACCTAGTCTTTTAGCTTGACCTCTTGAAGTACACGCAAATGCTTTTACTTGTTTTATGACAGTACCTAATTTGGCTCTTCTTGCTACATCTGTGGCACTATCACTATCTCCAACTACTTCAAAATCAACTTCTTGACTATCCATGTTGAAATAGGACACGGATATAACACTATGTCTTGTTTTTAAACTGCTACCAGAATATGAAAAACCTTCCTCAGTAACATTAGATAAATTAAATAAATAACTAGGATCTGTAGGCTTATCTTGTGTAATAGTTATCGAAC